CAAACGAAACGAATGCAATTTTAAAGACTCTGACTCACCAGCATGATGCTGATCTTATGGAAGAATTGCGTAAGCAGTTAGAGAAGCAATTAGAACAAAATAATAAAAAGCAATCTATAGATAAGAACATTCGAGGAGCAAGAGTCAATACTCAGATTAATTGTCTTGCTCAGAACATGTATCATGAGGCTCGTGGTGAACCTGAAGAAGGCATTAAGGCTATAGGTCTAGTGACTCTCAATAGAGTGCATCATGACCAGTTTCCCAAGACAGTGTGTGGCGTTGTAAACCAAAAGACCACTGTTACTAGAGAAAATCAAACGAAGGTTGTCTGCCAGTTCTCCTGGAAGTGCGATGATACGATAGACGGTATTCATGATAAAAATACATGGAAGAAGATTTATTCTCTTGCTTCTTTGTTGTATATGAACTATAATAATATTGATGATGTTACTGACGGTGCTTTGTATTTCCATAATACCTCAGTTACACCAAAGTGGAACAATCTAATTAAAACAGCAAAGATAGAAAATCATGTATTTTATAAAGAACGATAATGTCACAATTAAAATTTAAAACACCAACAGAATTTGCTAGTGAGATAGAAGAATTAGTTTGGAAGCATGACATAGAATATATGGATGCTGTTGTTATGTATTGTGAAAAAAATAATATTGAAATAGAGGTTGCTGCTTCTCTTATAAAACTTAATGCGAATATTAAGTGTAAGATTCAGTCAGAAGCAGAAGACCTAAACTTCCTACCAAAGATATCAAGACTACCGATAGAATGACACCATACGAAACTTATATTTTATACTGTGCGTTGAAGTCACACTTCACCACAGAGAATTATGATTTTATAAAATATAATGGAAAGATAAAGTCTTCTGCCGATAGTTTTGAAAAGCGGCGTGATAGGTTCTTCTTTGCTAAGTTGTCAAAGAGAAGTGATATCAAAGAATACCTAATATCTGTATTCACACAAAACAAACCTATAAAGTGGATTGGTGATCTTGTTAACAATTCATCGTTAGAAGATTCTTATACAGAATGGAAAAAGAGAAACCAGGCTTTGGCATATTTTTATTCCGAAGACTTGAAAAATCTCTTGACAAATCTAGAAGATAATATTACTATTAAAGACTATCAGCACCCTTTCTTGCTGAAAATGTTCCTTCGTAAAAAGATTTCATTAGAGACTTTGGTAATTCTAAATGATCTATGTAAATTCTTTCCCTACTGGAACAAACACCTTGAGAACGATCCTTTGTGGAATGATATTGAATTGTTATGTAGAAAGTATCGTTCGTTCTTAAATTATGATAGAAAGGAGATGAGAAAGATTACTGTTAAAGTTTTTAATCTGTCTGATAAATAAAATATATTATGCGTGGGTGGACAAAAAATATACAAACATACAAAACATATGGAGAAAAATATGGTTGATTTTGCAGCACTAAAGAAGTCTCGTTATAACGATCTAAGCAAGTTGAGCGAGCAAGTTAAGAAGATTAGCAGCGGTGAAAAGGCAGGCTTTCAAGAAGATGATCGCTTCTGGTATCCTGAGGTAGATAAGACTGGTAACGGCTATGCTGTTGTTCGCTTTCTACCTGCACCACAGAACGAAGACATTCCTTTCGTTCGGGTATTCTCACACGGCTTCAAGGGTCCAACGGGTCTTTGGTACATTGAAAACTCTCTCACCACTATCGGCAAGAACGATCCGGTCAGCGAGTATAACACTCAGTTGTGGAACTCTACTACGGATGAAAACTCGCCGGCGCGTAAGCAGGCGAGGGATCAGAAGCGTAAACTTACCTATATCTCAAACGTTTATGTGGTAAAGGATCCTGCCAAGCCTGAGAATGAAGGTAAGGTATTCCTATTCAAGTATGGTAAGAAGATTTTCGACAAGTTGAATGAGGCTATGAATCCTCAGTTTGCTGACGAAAAGCCAATGAATCCTTTTGATATGTGGGAAGGTGCCAACTTCAAGATTAAGATTCGTAATGTTGAAGGCTATCGTAACTATGATAAGTCAGAGTTTGATGAGCGTGGTGCGCTATTCAATGACGATGATGCTCTTGAGAAGGTATACAATAAGGAACATTCTCTACAAGAGTTTATTTCTGAAAAGAACTTCAAGGACTATGATACACTAAAGAAGAAGTTGTATTCTGTTCTTGGTCTTGATAAGAAGATCAATGCAGAGCGTGAAGAAACCAAGCAGTCTCTACCTCGTGCTGAGGCTGTTGCTCCTAAGGCAAAGCCCGCTAAGATTGATGAAGACGAAGATGATCTACCATGGAAGTCTGCCATTAACGAAGACGACGATGATGATCTAGCAGCCTTCAAGCGTCTTGCTGGCGAATAAGATAATCTAAATTAGAGTACCAAGAGGGGAGCAGAAATGTTCCCCTCTTTTTTTACCCGTATAGTGATGGTGAAGACACATTAGGTAATGATGTACCAAAGTATACCGCATGGTTGTCTTCCGCATATCTTGGTGCTACTGGATCAGCAATAATATTTCTAGCAGTTTGATTATTTTTAAATACACCACTAAGATCAGGCATATTATTATAATCAGGCATACTATTATTATTTAAAGTTGGAATATTTTTTGGTGGCGCCGATAAAGCCACACCAGGATAACCTTGTGACACTGCTGGCGGCGCCGATGGAGTCATATTTGGTTTGCTTGATGGTGTGTATGCATTATTATAATCATAAGACCAACCTCCTGGTCTGTTAGTTGCGGGTTGCTTTCCTCCAGGTAAAGAAGACCATGTTCCGCTTAATTGTGATAATATTTGTCCTTTATTATATTTACCATTCTTTAAATCTTCTATAAGATTGCGTCCCGTTTTGGCGCGATATCTTTCACTAGCCATATACCAGGCTGCTTTATCTTGATTTTCTGGTGAAAAATCAATCAAATCCGGATATTTTTTTGTATATTCGTCCCAACTTGTTTTTGTAATTCCATATCTTCCTGCTGCCGTACTCCAATCACCATCTGCATAAAAGAATCCTTTAATATTAGGATGTTTGCTATAATCGCTGAATGTTGCTGGCGCTCCTTGTTTGCCCTCACCAACAATAGTATTGTAATTAGCACCTTCATGCTTTGCTATATCATTGAGTAATTGTTTTGCTTCATCTGGCAAATCTTTTGCTTCTATGGAAGATTGACTATCAGACGATTGTTCGTCCGTTTCACCTGATTTTTGTGGTTTACCAAATCTTGTTCCTTCAAATGCTCCCATATCTCTTGCTATAAGTGATGCATCTATTGCCAAGGATCCCATTGTTCCTAATCCAAAAGTTCCGAAACCAACAGTACCTAAAACGCCAGAAAGAACTTCAAGTGCTGCGCCTTCATAATCTCCTTCCATTGCTCTATAAGCACCAAAACCTAATCCAGCAAGAATGCTTATAAAAGGAAGTTTTTTTGCTAAACTTTTTAAAACGCCTGTTTTAAGAGCGCCTTTTGCTGCTTCTTCTGCAAGTTCTTTTTCTGCTGTTTCTATTATTTTTTTTGTTACCTCATTATATTGTTTTTCGAGATTTTTTAATTTTGCTCTTTGCTGAGAACCGAAAGCCTTTTTAGCCTTTGTTCCTTCTTTACCTGGTTTATTTGCGGCTTCTTCCATACTCTTTAGTCTTTTTAATTCCTCTTGCTTTCTCTTGTTGAATCCAGACGATTCCAAAGACTCAGGAGTAGTTACCTGTGTTATCTGTTGTGAAGTTAACTTGACTGGTTTTGGTTGTTGTCCAGCCGCGCCGGAAATGCCCGCAATCCCTTTACCAGCAAGTTTTGCCGCTCCTAGAGAACCAAGACCTAAAGCCCCGGCTATAGCCGCTAGCATTATTTTAGGTAATTCTTTTGTAATAAAGTCAGAAAAAAACGTTTTTACATTTTCAAATTGGTTTACAAAAAGATTAGTAAGAATTGGTGCAAGAAAGGGTAAAAGTGAAATCAAAGAACTTAGCAATCCCCCTTTTATCATTTCTGTAAGTTTAGATGGACTTTGTTTTTCTTCTTTTCCTTTTTCTAGTTCGTTTTCTTTTTGATCTAAAAGCCATTTATCTATAAATTCTTCAAATGAATTTTTAGTTGCTTGTAGGTCTTCTTTTATATCAGAAAGTTGATTTGAAAAAGAATTTTTTAATAAATTATATTGACTTAAAATTTGCGCGTTAAGGGAATTTTGTAATAATATTAGTTTTGCTGAAATATTTCTATCAACTTGAATAAGTCCTTTTGTTATTCCAGATTTTATTGTAGAATTGTCTTTCTTCAAAGAGTTTATTTCAGTTTCAATTATCATCAAACGTTTTAATATTTGTTTGATTACGTCACCAGAAGAATCAATATTTTGTGTTGTTGTTTGTTCTTGACTATTAAAAAGATTAGTTATGTTTGAAATTTGTGGAAAAGACAAACGATATGGGAGTATGCTTTCAGAAATAGGATAATTTTGTGACGTTGATCTTCCTGGTGTGTTATAAATTTGTCGTGTGGCTCCTGCCGAAGAAGTTCGCATATCATTAGAACTGCGACGAATGTTTCCATTTTGACCAGAAGATGCGTTTTCTCGATTCTGCGAATCTTTAGTATTTTCGTCGGTGGATGATCCACCAAGTAAACCGCCTAAATATCCAGCGCCAGCAGTTAAACCTAATCCAACAATTTTTCCTCCGGCTTTTACCGTACCTTTGGTAAGATTGACGGCAACCTTTCCGCCAGTCTTAGCCCCCACTTTAAGACCAGGAACAACATTTCCTAAAATTTTAT